ACGAACGTGTGCTACATATAGATAGGTTAGCAGACGCAAACATTCCATGGGAGGACAAATGAGAGCAGGAGATTACAGAGACCACGAAAAACCACCAAGAATAATGACGCAACGAGAAAAAGATGCACGGAGAGAAAAGAATAAATGTGCGGAGTGTGATTGTTTTGGTATTTATTACAACGAAAAACGAAACCTTTACTATTGCCAAAGGCATAGTCCTAAAAGACCAATTAGCGAAGAGTTTGCATTAAAACCTATTGAACGTGACAAAAGAAACAGTTATGTTATTTCTAATAGAATTAAAAATCTTAATGATGAAACAAGGACAAAACTATATAAAGGATTACATTATAATCCTAAGTTAAAGACATGGAGCAACTCATGATACCTATATTTATTCCAACTAGAGGAAGAATAAACACACAAAATACTTGGGACGCTATTGGTCCAGAAGCTAGAGAAGTCGCACGGCTTGTGTGTCCTACGGAAGAAGTAAAGCACCACGAATGGCTAGAAAGAAGGGTGTTAGACAGGGGTGATGTTAAAGGCATTAATAATGCTAGACAATTTATAATAGACCATGCAGTGGAGGAAGGTCATGATAAGATTATTATTCTGGATGACGATCTTAAGTTTAATCGTCGTGAATCTGCCGAACATTCTAGGTTAAGAAAAACTCGGCAACCTGAAATGGTGGAGTTATGGGAAAAAATGGAGGGGTTGCTTGATGGATACCACCATGTAGGTTTAAGTCCTCGCCAAATGAACGACAAACATTGGCCACACACAGTTCAATACGGAATGAGGCAAAATGCTGTTCATGGTATTACACCACGAATACTACATAAACATAACATTCGTTACGATAGTATGCAGTTAATGGAAGACTATTATGTTACACTCAAATTGTTTTTAAAAGGAATAGGTAACGCAGTTATTGTAGACTGGACTTGGGATCAACGAGGTGCTAGTGGTGCAAAGGGAGGCTGTAGTACATACCGCAATGCTGAGTTACAAGAACAGCAAGCACGCAAACTTAGCGAAGAGTTTCCCGACCATGTTAAGTTAGTTGAAAAAACGACTAAAACAGGTTGGGAAGGAATGAAAACAAGATGGGACGTAAAGGTTTCATGGAGAAAGGCATTTAAAGATGGACAAGCAAGACCCTCCTAATGCTGTACAAGTAGAGTTAGTTGAAGGTTGCAATTTAGGTTGTTCTTTTTGCGGCATACAAGCTATTAGGGACAATGGTGCAGACGGACCAAAAAACATACATGGCAAATCCTCTGGACCATACAAAATTCTTACTATGGAAACCGCTACAAAAATTGCTAATGGAATAAAGAATGCAAAGTGGAATCCACGCATTGAATTTGCCATGCACGGTGAACCAACTATGCACCCTGATTACATAACTATGATTAAACTATTCAGACAAAAACTACCTAAAGCACATTTAATGATGACAAGTAATGGTGGTGGTTTGTTGCGTGACGTAAACGGTACAGTCAACGGTTTGATGGAAGCAGGACTAAATGTATTATTTTTAGATAACTACGACAGAATTAAAATTGTTGATAAAATACAAGAAAAGTACAGAGGACCATATCCAGTTTTTCCGTATCCCCAAAATAAAAATGCAAACCCTCATAAAAGACGTAAACCAAGCGAACACCATATTGTTGTAGGAATGGATTTGACGTTAGCTACAAACGGTACTCATGCACAAGTCAGTAATCATGCAGGTTCAGCTTTCCCTTTAAACTATAAACAGAGAGGCAAAAGGTGTGCGAAGCCATTTAGAGAAATGAGTATAAGGTGGGACGGTAACGTAGCAGTTTGTTGTAATGACTGGGCGGGAATATATAAGTGTGGAAATATAAATGATACAAGTATGGAAGAAGTGTGGCACGAAAAACCTTTTCAAGCCGCAAGAGTAAAACTGTACCATGGACAACGAGATTTTGGTCCGTGCAATGGTTGTGATAACGTAACTTTGCGGAATGGTTTATTGCCTGACCGCATGGGTCATAAGTCTTTACCTGAGCCGACGATGCAAGTTAACCAGATAATAAATAAAGCTATGTCTGGCCAATCCTATACTCCGTTGGTAAAGAAGCATTATGACTTTAATTAAGGCCTCAGAGAAGGCTTTTGTGTTGCATATAGTGTAGCTATAAGCATAATAAAAAAGAGCCGTATACGGCTAAAAAATGGCACATAGAAAGGTGGTTAAATGGTAGTAAATAATTATAATAATATGCGTGGTGTCCACAGCTTTGTCACTGGTAATGTTAGTGAAGCGTTGTGGCTTGTCAAGCAAAAAATAGAAGTAGACGGTGTACTTGTTGAAACAAGGAATGGTAAGGCAAAAGAATTACTTGAGCCTTGTTGTATAGTTTACAATAACCCTTGCGAAAGAGTTTTATTTTATCCCGAACGTGATGCTAACCCTGTCTTCCATTTCATGGAGAGTTTGTGGATGTTAGCTGGAAGAAGGGACGTAGAATGGATCAGTATGTTCAACAATGGCATAAGTCAGTACAGCGATGATGGTGTACTATTCCATGCCGCTTATGGTCACAGGTGGCGAGAGTCATTTGGCTACGACCAAATACCAATGGTTGTTCATAGGTTATGCACTTACCCAAATGACAGAAGGGCGGTGCTTACAATGTGGGATCCCGACAAGGATTGTTCATTAAGTAACGAAGCTAAAGACTATCCCTGCAATACACACATTTATTTTAGAAGCCAAAATGGTAAGCTAGACATGACAGTGTGTAACCGCAGTAACGACATGATATGGGGTGCGTTTGGAGCAAATGTTGTGCATATGTCTATATTGCAAGAATACATTGCCGCACGATGTAAGTTAGAGGTGGGGATATATACGCAGATTACAAATAATATGCACGCATATTTAGATACCTTAAAAACACTTGACGGTATGAAACCTGACTATGATTCGTATGCTTCACGCATAATCAAACCTACTCCATTGTTTCCGCAGACCTTTGACGATGTGCAGTTCCAAAATGAGCTTACGGCATTTATTGACACAACACTCGCTTATGGTATGGGAATCCCTTTATTTGGTCAACCTGATTTAAGGTTTCATGAGTTTGCTAGCTACAAAATGCAGATGTTTGAAACTCTGGCTATACCCATGTTTAGAATGTGGATGGAGTGGAAACGTAAAGATATGAAAAAAGCGTTTGAGTATTGTTCACAAATAAAACCTGATGATTGGCATATAGCTTGTTGGGAATGGTTAGAAAGAAGACAATGAACTGTTGGCATTGTAACACAGAGATACTATGGGGTGGCGACCATGACATAGAGGACGATGAAGTGTTCAGCATGGTAACTAATCTTTCATGTTTAAAGTGCGGTTGTCATGTAGAAGTATATTATCCAAAGGAGAATGATGTGAAAGAAAAGAGTGACATAATAAAAGAAGTAGAAGGTTTGGCTAAGTCCGACACTTCTGCTCTACACGAGGCCGAGCAATCTTACGGCAATAGCTGGAAAAAACGTGGAGGTGTCGGTGCTTACATGATGCTTGCCAGAAAATGGGATAGGCTAGAACAGCAAGTCCAGGGATTCCATTGGGATGTTTTCAAGGCTATTGCCACCGACACAAGAGAGGAAGGTGTGCTTGACGACATAGGCGACCTTCGCAGATACTTATTCCTTGTGGAAGCTGAAATGCGTATGAGGTTGAAAGGTGACAAACAAAAACCAAAGTAATATGGATGAACCAATAGAGGCTGTTTGTAAATCTTGTGGAACACAAAAAGTATTATCGTTTCGCAAACTAAAAAACAAATGGCCTCATTGCAACGTCTGTAATCAACCAATGAAAGTGACAGTACCAAATGCAGTTCCCGTTATTCACCCCACAAACTGAATGGATAATGCCAGATGGTTATCCAAATTTAAAAGAAGCTAAAGAAGTATCAATAGACTTAGAAACTTGTGACCCACACCTCACAACTCATGGTAGTGGTTGGCCTCGTAAAGATGGCCACATCATAGGCTATGCCGTAGCTGTAGAAGGTGAGAGTTGGTACTTCCCAACACGACATGAGAATGGTAGTAATTTAGATCACGACCAGACCTCTCGCTGGATTAAAGACCTTTGCTCAGTAGACAGGGATTATGTAATGCACAATGCTCTTTACGACTTAGGGTGGTTACACGCTGAAGGGATTGAGGTTAGTGGTAGAATTATCGATACGATGATTGTTGCGGCTTGCTTAGACGAAAATAGGTTTAGCTATGCCCTCAATGCTCTGGGCAGAGACTATTTAAGCGAACGCAAAAACGAACGTGACTTACAAGAGGCCGCAAGTGCTTTCGGTATCAATGCTAAGAGTGAAATGTACAAACTCCCTGCTCATTTTGTAGGTGCTTACGCAGAACAGGATGCCGCATTAACCCTTAAACTCTGGAACCATTTTAAATCTCTACTTATAAAGGAAGACATCAACGATATATTTAACCTTGAAACAAATGTTCTTAAAGTGGTGTTTGAAATGCGTAAGAGAGGGGTGCGTGTCGACCTTGAAAAAGCTGAAATATTAAAACTAAAACTTGAGGAACAAGAACGTGAAGCATTAAAATCAGTTAAAGGAGGCGATATTGATATCTGGGCGGCCGCAAGTATCGCGAAAGCGTTTGATGCTAAAGGACTACGTTACCCAAGAACACCTAAGAGTGATGCTCCTAGCTTTACCAAAAACTTTCTTGCTAACCATGCTGATCCATTGGCTCAGGCGGTAGTTAGGGCAAGGGAACTTAACAAGGCTCGCACTACATTTATAGACACTATACTCAAACATCAGCACAACGGCCGTATTCATGCAGAGGCACACAGCTTACGGAGCGACGTTGGAGGCACAGTTACAGGGAGATTTAGTTATAGTAATCCTAACCTCCAACAAGTTCCTGCACGAAACGCTGAGATTGGTCCGATGATACGAGGATTATTTCTACCAGAGGAAGGTGATATGTGGGGTGCGTTTGACTACAGTAGCCAAGAGCCACGTTTAGTCGTACATTATGCGAGCTTATTGAAATTTAGTGGAGCTCAAGACTTTGCTGATGAGTATAACAAAGATCCTCTAACAGATTTTCACCAGATGGCGGCTGATATTGTGGGTGTGCCTCGCAAACAAGCCAAAGACATTAACTTAGGATTGTTTTATGGCATGGGTAAGAACAAACTTGCTGAACAACTAGGGTTAGATCTAGACTCAGCTAGGGATTTATTCTCAGAGTATCATGGCAAAGTTCCATTTGTTCAGCAATTAGCGGATTATGCCATTCAACGAGCAAGCACTAAAGGTGTGATAAGAACATTGCTTGGACGTAAGTGTCGTTTTGACAAATGGGAGCCAAACGCATATGGAACTCATAAGCCAATGACCTACAAAGATGCGTATGCTGAACATGGTCCTGCGATTAAAAGGTCATTTACATATAAAGCACTAAACAGACTTATTCAAGGAAGTGCCGCTGACCAAACAAAGTCAGCAATGGTAGAACTACATAAGGAGGGTATAACACCATTGATACAAGTACACGACGAACTTGACATTTCAGTAACAGATGAGCAAACTGCACAAAGAATAAAGGAAGTGATGGAAACGTGTGTGACCATGCAAATACCTTCTGTTGTAGATGCTGAGTTCGGTCCGAGTTGGGGGGATGCTAAAAAGACGTTTTCAGATAAACCATGGAGTAGGGGAATAAAAGATGGATCAACACGAATGCAAGACAATACCAAATTATAAAACAATAGAAACCGCATGGGACGCACAGTTTCTTGTTCGTTATCATACAGTACCATTAAACTTTGAGAGGCAAACAGTGGGAGCTCATTCATACGCAGTAACAGTTTTAATTGACCAACTGTGGCCAGACAGTAGTAAACAACTTCTGCAAGCCGCTCTTTACCACGATGTACCTGAAATTATATTGGGGGACATACCTGCGACAGCAAAGTGGGATAATGCAGACTTAACAAGAGCATTTACCAAAGCTGAAGAAAAAGTGTTTAACGACTTAGAATTGCAGTTTTATCTGAGTAAAGAGGAAAAAGACAAACTTAAGATGGCAGATATGCTTGAGCTTGTCATGTATGCCCACCGACATTTGTATCTTGGTAGACTTATGGCTGAAATTAAAAAGACGGGAGTTCATTACCTTAACGACAGGTTTAAAGACAACCCACATTTCCCACCTGTCAAAACTATAATACAAACTTTAGATTAAAAAGATACTTTTGCTATATAAAAGAGTATAAGTATAGTATATAAGTATATTATGGTTTTTATAGAAAGGTAAATCATGAATACAAGTGTATTGTTTCCACAAACTTTTGAAGAATACGAAGAAGATTGTTTAAAATATGTTCTGTATTATACTATAAGTGAGTTTTTAGGTAGAGGTAAGTATAAACGTCTACACAAAAGTAAGAACTGTGCTAAAAGTTATAAGAAGTATATGGATTTACTTAGCAAAAACCCTAATCAACGTCTGTTAAGGTATGCTATTTGTCAGCCACCTTGCAGAGCATTAACAGTAAACATCTATATAGGAGATAGATATGGCTAAAATAAATTATACTGATGAGTTTGTACTCAAAGTAAGAGCCGCCAATAAAACAATGACCTCTAAACAGATGATGAAAAAGTTTAAATTGTCTAAGGGTCAGTTAGATTACACTCTTTATAATTATGAAGTTATAATACCTGAAGTAGCTAAAGTTGAAGTATTACCGCCTGAAAAAGAAGTAAAGAAAATGTCAGTTACTGAAAGGTACAACCCTCAACCTTTAAGCATCTACGGAAGGCTAAAACGTGACGTTAAATGGCTGTTTGGTTTTGGAAAGAGTTAATATGGATAATGATCAAATAAACCACATCAAAATTGATGATAACATTCCAGTTCCTGTTGCTAAAGGAAAATGGGCTGAACTCGCACACCGCCTGAAAGTGGGACAATCAGTTGCATTACCTAAATTTCCAATAGGGTCTACGCAGTCCCTTAGAAGTGCAATACAAAGGTCTGGTTTCCAAATGGTGTCTGCAAAAGACAAAAAGGACCCTACTAAGATACGTTGTTGGAAAGTAGAGGGTAAACCTGTTCAATACAGAACTCTTAGAAAAGGTGATTTAAATGGAAATACTTAAGACAACTCATTTTAAACTCTGTACTAAATATAAAATAAGAACAGACGAGGGTGACCTCGTCTGGACTACCGAACCGAGTAAAGCCTTATTAGATTTGTACAAGGCTTCAATGAATACTCCTCAAGAAAAACGATTGCAAATGAAACAGTATGCGAAAATGTTGGGAGCGACTGGTGCTGATTTATCTAAATACTCTAATATGTTTGGATTAAAGTGGACGGATGGAAGAGGTATAAAAAGATATGCCGTTAGAAAAGAAATAATAGCTCTACGAGAACAAGCTAATATGACTTATCAAGAAATAGGCGACATTTATGGTTTTTCACGTCAATACGCTCACCAAGTCTACATGGGATACACCTGATTAAAAAGACTATTTAATAGTATTCTTATTTATTTTTTAAGTTTAATATTAATATATAAACAATAACTTCGCAGAAAGGAAGGTTATGCAAGACACTAATATAGAAAAATTTGCAGAGGTTGCCAGTACAATGTCTGTGCTTTGTGAAGGATACAGCTACTATTACCTTATGACGACTTATGTAAAAGAAAAGTATCCAGAACTTTACACAGAAGCTTCAACGTATGCTCAGGAAAATTTGTTTGTTGACCACAACCCTATTTCCGATTTACTCCAACAGGACGTAGGTTAATGGTAGTAAACGAGGTAGTTGTGTGGACAACTATTATACTTATGCAGTTTCCCACACAAGAGCAGTGTGAATTATATCATCAAGCAGTTAATGGAAACAACGGCAACTGTGTACCTATCACACATCATGTTCCTACATTCGTACATGATATGCCACCACCAAGACCAAAGGAGTACATAATTGAATAGGTTTTTAATAGAAGATAATCCAAGGCTGATCGCACGTTCGCTGTGCGATCAGCACATTGTAAAAATGCCGTTGGAGGAAGCACAGATGTTATGCACCTCGCTTTGGCATCACGCACCAAAGTATGCAGAGGAAAAAAAGTTATACCGTCCTGTGCATCAAAAACATCCTTGTACGTTGTGGGCAATGAAAACCAGACAAAACTATGCGTTCGCTTTTAAGATGTACAAAGAAATGCTTGACGAGTATACTTTCAGGTATAAAAAACAACACGGAGCATCAAAACTATGGGACGCTTTGTATGATGGTACTCGGTACATACCGCAAGGACCTCTGACAAAACATCCAGAATGCTTTGGTAAGTATGAAGAGTTTAAAACAGATATGTATTGGCCAATTACTTCTTATCGCAAATTTTACATCGCCGATAAAAATAAGTTTGCCAGATACAACAATGGAACAAGCAGACCAGAATGGTTTGTTAAAGAGTAGGAGGGAGACAAGGTTCCTTTCAAAAGTGCGAGCATTGGGTTTGTCGTTCTTTAAATGCTGTGGATGTGAAATATAGTACCTCCTCCCATTTACAATTCGTTATTCATGGGTTCTATATTTTGGTAATCAACTTCCTTGTCCGTAAAATAGTGTTAGTTGAAAATTCACAGAACACCCAAGACACAAAAGAGTTTGCATATGTAGGCTCTTGCTTTAAAATGGTAGTATAAATATACAACTCGTAGAAAGGAGTTATTATGGGTAACAGAATAAGCGTTCAATTTGAACAACAAATGGAAGAGTGGAGTGGTCCTACTCAACGTAAGATGAAATACGTTAGGAGTGTAGCTATTTTTCACCACAATGCAGGAGAGCAGTTTGCTAATTTTGTTTTTGACTGGTTTAAAGGTTTCATGAAAATGGCAATTATTGAGAAACACCACGAAAGGTGGACTCCTCACAACATTGCTCTTGCTTGTGCGTGTGAAGTTGGTAACACTTATAAGTATTCTTATAAAAAATCTACAGCACCTGAACCTAGTATCTACTTGGGCAAGGATGAGTATGACGGTGACAACTCTGACAATGGTAACTTTGTTATAGATATGGATAAATGTACAATGACACAAGAAAAAGTGGAATATGTATAATGAGTATTCCTGTATTTGAGTTTTATGACCTTACCAAAGAGGTGAGTAAACTTCGCACCGAAGTTAGGAAACTTGATGACCTTGTGAGGGAAAACAATAATATGTTTCACTTACAGTTTGGTCCTCCAGATAAAGAAATAGTTGAAATGAAAGCAGACTATTTTAAATTAGAAGAAAAGTTGAGCATGGCCATTGCTCAACTTGAAGCCGAATATCTTAAATGTATAGAAGTGCATGAAGAAGCAGTGAAGACTGATGCCTACCCATTAGGGGAAAAAATAGAAAAAGAACCTTATTTTAGAGGTAGAAGCCACGTTCTAAATCAAGTAATCAAACAAATGAAAGGAGTAAAGGATGGGAAGGATGAGTGACCATCAATTAGATTTAATAAGTGTTATTGAAGATGAGTTCAGGAGTGGTAGGATTGATTCATTGAAAGCCGCTAGCCAGCTGAATCTAGCTGGTGTGAGCGTTGGTGAGATTGAAAAGATTATCGACGATAACACAGCGGAACACATAAAAACGATCTCAAGAAAAATGTGGGAAGGAATGGCCAGAAAAGTTGCTGATAAATTAGATAAGTCTAGCAAAAATATTGCTAATGACGTAGACTAATGACACATAGAATATTTCATATTTTATGTCTCCCTGGAATAACTTGCGGTCTGGCAACAGACCGCTTTTTTTATCACCTGAGCAGTTTTAGGTTTTCTTTAGTTAAGTCCCGTTTTATTATATATTATATTTAAACAGCCAACGTAGAAAGGAAGGCTATGAACAAATATTTTAGTAGACTTGTAAACGAGGTTTGCCGTTGGAAATGGCAAGCTGACATTATTATGGTTCGCAAAACTCTGCACTTAGAGTTAGCAGATGACCGCTTTTTGGTTATTAATGAAATGCCATACAATACTGACCAATTAGTGATGTTTGATACCTACGTGGATAAAAACATGAACTTTCACACTAAAACTTATTATGTGTCCAGCAACAGAACTTATCATAGAGCGTGTGAAGCTATATACAACCTGAGTGAAGATTTTGCTGTAGAACTAGAGCCACAGAAAACGGTGGTGACGTAATGTCACTTAAACACAGATATGGCAAAATACAAAATTGGCAAAAAGTCTGCATATCCAGTGATGGACTAACGTATGATCCAATTTATGAAAAAGTTTATTTTTCCACAATGACTATTGGAATAAATGGCATTACTCAGGATAACCATGAAAAGTTCTATGAAAGGATACGGCTTTACGAATTAGCAAGTAACAGTCTTATTGCCAGAGATGTTAACTTTAATTCTTTAATAAACCTTGAGGTTATAAAGAAGTTTATTGGACTTGACACTAATGCAGATTGCAAAACAGATGCTGAGTTTAAAAAGTTTTTGTTGGAATGCTTACACGCAGAGGCACAAGCAAGTATACGATTAGAAAAAAGAGGCATGTCATGATTGTGTACGCTCTGTTTGCCACCTTGATAGTAATACTACTTCTCTCTGTATTAAGGTGACAAAAAACTATGGGGTCTTGAGTAAAAAGACCCCACTTTTTTTTATCCTGTGGTATTATATATATATTAATTAACAACTGTTTCGTAGAAAGGAAACATCAATGCAACACGACAATCACATTTTAGCTTGGGCAAGAACCCAACCAATTTCAATACGAATGGCTTTAATCATGCGGTGCTTAGTAGCTCGTAGAAATGGACGTTCATGATGGCAAAATTTACTTACGATGAGCAAACAGTCAGTGACCTTTATAAAGAGGGTCACGGCTTCAGGCCAAAAGGCCAATGGTGGAGCGACTGGAAGGCTTACACCCAAGAGCAAAAGCAAGCAGAGTGGGACAGGCTACTAAAAGTTATGGAAGCCACCCAAGCTGAGGAAGCTGAAAGGGAAGCAACCCATGCAAAGCGTTTTGAAAAGCGTGTTGCTGAACTGGTGAACATAGGTGCAGGAAATCGTGCAACTGCTCTGCGTTGGTTGATACAATCAGACAGCGACAGCATTGACTTAATGTATGGAGCAAGCTATGTCTGCTACAGCTTCGGCTTGCCTAGCGAATACCAAAAAGAGTTACAACCAATCATAAACCAAATGCAAAAAGGAGCATAATAATGTTGAGTAACATATTTGATACGGCCGTGTTAGTGGCCTTCATCTTTGTGGTGGCCATTTGGCTACCCACGATATTGGAGTGGTACAGCTATGGGTGAATTTGATTTTTTAGATGAAATTGAGGAAAATGTTATTATTGATGAGTGGGAAACTGAACGGCTAGATGGCTATAAAGTCAAGGCAAGAAAGTTCAGTGACAATCACCCAGAGTACGCAGGCGAACTGCACGTTTTCATAACTAACCGAAAGGGCAAACTCCTCAGTGAAATCCAATACACACAAACTTCTTCAGCTTTAGTTAAAGCTAAAGGATTTTTTAGAAAGGTGAAAAAATGACTGATACTAACACTTGGTATAAAAGAGATGGCATTTGGCAACACCGCGATGATGTTAACGAAAAACCATTGCAAGTCACCATGCACGTTCGCCTAGCCTCAGAACTAGCTGACCTTGTGATTGCAAAAATGAACGAGTTAGAAGCCGATGGCGAAATGGCTAGCTATCATTACAATCTGCTTGAAAGTGCTTATGAAAATATTAATAAAGTATTAAATCAGCGTTAGGGCATCTCGTAAAATTTACTCTTAACCACCGACCTCTGATATTGTTCACTTTACTATATAGTAAGTAAAACGAAATATTAGTCTCTGTACTCTGACAGATATTCCAATATCTGATATATGGCTATACAATGAAAACAATAACTTATATCCAAAATCATATATTGTAACTCTAAACTTTTCCCGCCACGCGAGTTCAAACAGTTAAGAATTTGCAATGAGCCGATTTCTATTGTGGTTCCTATTAAGTAAAGTTAGTATGTCGTATGGCAAAAGCAAAGGTCACACACAAAAACAAATTAGAGGTCGTAGCTAACCCCAGAGTTGAAGTTGGGTTGTCCCCCAAGCAAGAAAAGTTTGCTATGATTTATGCAACTGAAGAGGTTACACAAACCGAAGCCGCCCTACGAGCAGGTTACGCAGAATCAAATGCCCATGCTATCGCAAGCCGTATGCTCAACGGCAGAGATTACCCCAATGTTTTGGAAAGGGTGCGACAAATAAAAATTGAACTGCAACATAAGTTTGAAGTCTCTTTTGAAAGCCATGTAAAGAAGTTAGCAGAGTTGCGTGACACTGCTTTACAGAACGGAGCTTATGCGGCCGCTGTGAGTGCTGAAAAATCTAGGGGACAAGCGGCAGGTCTATACATTGATCGCAAAGAAATACTTATGGGTAAGATAGATCAGATGAGCCGTGACGAAGTTATGAAAGAAATAAACAGGTTACAAGAAGAGTTCCCACAAATAGTTAACAACACCGAACCTGTTATAGACATGGATAAAATTGAGCTACACCCAAAAGCTAATGAAGAAAACTGAAAGCAAATTATGGCTCATGCTCAGGCAAGGCACGACCGATATGAATGTGCATTGGTCACGGATAGAGTCATGGAGTCTTCCAGGAATACCTGATTTAAACGGCTGTTGTGACGGGATGGAGTTTTGGGTTGAACTCAAGGTTCTTACGACAAAGAGTGACAAGAAGTTTCCTAAGTGGCGTCCGCATCAAATAGCTTGGCAGACTCAGCGTTCATCGGTTGGTGGTATCGTTTGGAACTTGGTTCATCATCCTTCGTCCAACCGCCTCTATCTTTTGGATGGTAAGCACCTCGCAAAGAGATTGATTGATGACGACCACGGATGGGACGCAGAGTTTGAATGTCCGTCGGTGATGGATAGAGACGGATGGATGGATATACTCGTGCATATGCTTCATCATTCTTCTTCGGTCGTCCGTCGTAAGTCTTCGCCAAGAGTCATAATGAGTCAATGTGAGTCGCATCCCAGGGAAAACTAATTAGTCATAATGACAAAATAGCCCTTTACACGACTAGCTAGGTATGCTAGAAGAAGTGTATGGCAAGGTTTATACTTTGTCCCATTTTAACAACTTCGTAGAAAGGAAGTACAATGGCTAAAAAATCTAAATCCAACCCTACCGTTGAGGTAGCAACTTTTCAGGGCATCAACAGCATAGGTGCTGACCGCCTAGCTGAAGGCTGTAAGCCTACTGACTTGTATACTTTTATGCAGGAGCACGCAGGCGGCAATCCTCGCAATGTTGGCATCCGCATGATAAACGGTGTTACTGCTGACAAGCCTTTTCCATTTGAAACTACAATGTTTGATAAGGACACTGGTGAGCCAAACCACCAGCGACGAGGACTTGTTATGTGGGCTTTGATAAATGGTAATGGTGCTGACCATTATACTTTGTTTGACTGCCAACAAGACCATAGGAGCATCAAGTCTCCTGCTCAAGGTGTTAAGGGTTTAATTGATGTCCTTAATGGTGGCCAGTCACGCAACAAGAAAACATGGGGACAGTCATACGCTGAACTTTATGTGATACCTGCATAAATAAAAACGGATAGGTGGCCGATTGGCCACCTATTTTTTTGGATGGCCGCAAGGATGGACGAGGATGGATTGACGCATACTTCTCGTACATTCATATATATACATCTACCTGTAAATACATAGAGTCAAAATGAGTCAGAATGAGTCAGCTCCTCCTAAAAACTAAGGTGACAAAAAAGACATCTTTTAGGGTTTTTCATAAATAATCACCCCTTATACTTAAAGTATAAATTTTTAACTATTGGAAGGAAGCACAAATGTCTCATATGCCTTATTACGGAACACCTGAACAGCAACGAGCATACCGCCATACGTCAACCACAACACACCATCAAGTGCAGGAGTTTGCCGAAAAGTTTGGCCTGGACGGTTACAACCAAGGAGACGAAAAAATGGTTGGGTTCATAAAAGAAGCCATCAAGCAGTTACCGTCTTACCAGATACACGCTATTGCATGGGAGCTTGAAACAATGTGTGAAGGATGGTCAAGCGATTTAGCTTATCTCATAGAGCAGGGGGATGCTTTTGATAAGGAGGGTAAGCCTCTAACTGCCCAAAGCATAAAAGCGAAAATCAACGAACGTTGGAATCCTCGTACATAAGCGGATAGGGGGATGGATGGACATCCCCCTTTCTTTTTTGCGTGGCTGTCATAATCCCTCTTCTCTTCTTTGGTAAGAGTCAGAATGAGTCAACTCCCCCTAAAAACTAAGAACTCGTGGCGAGTTCTTAGCTATGGTTCATGTTACGTCTTACTTTAAAGTGGTAGTTGTAGTTAAATAATTAACAAAAAGGTACAAAAAATGATATTAATTACTGACCAACATATAGGTATAAAAACTGAAATGTATACTGACGCAACTATGCGTGAGGTTACTGTCTTTGCACAGTTTTTTAGGTTTTACAATGACGTATACAATCAAGACGCTCAGCTGTTTTACCGTGACAAAAACAACCAGTGGCATGAGCTTAACGAAACTACATGGCAATGGGAGATGAGGTGTGCAGAGTATGTGCAAGACTGCCAAGAGGGTTTACCTGAGGCTAGGGTGCATGAGCTTACTAAAGACAACGACGTAAGGGTTGTAAACATTTAATAACGAGGGTGGCCGTGTGGCCACCCCAACACACAAAGGAGACTACTATGACTGAAGTGATTAGTTTGTTCGTAATATTAATAATAGCTCTAGTAGCGATGGGATGGTGCTACTGGCTATCGGATGGGTTTAAGTAACGGATTGGATTGAAGGTTGTACCCCGAGGATTAAGCAGGGATCGTGGTTGACCCTGCTTTTTCCGCGTCTCCAGTTGTGGATTCATTAAGAGTCAGGATTGTCCGTGCTGGACTACATAATACTTGCTGGAAGTAATAGCGTGTGTAAGCTGTACAAATAACACAAACAATAAAAGGTAAATAAAATGGCAATCACAGCATTAGTTGCAACTGTAACTACAATACTAATTTTAAACATGGCGAAGTAGCTATGCAAAAACGCCTAGCCGCTACGGCAAAAAAACATAGTAATTGGGCTTTACAATGCTAATGTAAAGTATTAATGTATATTTGTTGGCGGCAATTAAGCTACCAACTTAAACCAAAAAGGGTACACAAAATGGGTACAAAAGTTAAAACAACCAAAGCGGCAGTTGCCACGTTTAGCAACGCTAACAATTTAAATGCCAATGCTATTAACGCTTTTATAGCGGCAAATGGCGGCCTAGCAAAAGTTGGCATACAGCTATTGCCAACAGCAATTAGCGGCAATGGTACGCTATTTGGTGGCAACGCAACACGTGGCCTATGGGCCGCTTGCCAAGCACGCAACGGCAAATATGGCCACTGTGGCCAAATTATGTGGGCCGCTATTGGCGGTTTACCTAGCCAGTTTTGGCTACCAACAGCCAACGGCTACAAGGCAAGCTATGCCAAAAAAGGTGGCATAGCGTGGCAACCAACGGCCACAGTACCAACAGCAGTTGGCCAAGCTGTGCCACTGCTAGCAGTACACGCCATAAGCCGCAACAGCGGTAGCAGTGTTACCACCAACAGCCCACGCCAAAACGCTGTTATGGCGTTGCTAAACGGTGGGTTTAGTGCCAACAGCCCAACGTGGGCTGTACCACAGGCACAGTTGGTTGCCCTAGCCTAACACCAACAGCGGTTGCCAAAAGGTACTTGGCAACCGCTAGCCACAGCCAAACGGCCATTTAAAAAGGCCACACCCCCTTGCCGCTGACCAACGTGTAAATGTGTTAGCGTTTACACTGATTTGGACAAATCGTTAGTAGTGGTTTAATTATGGTATACCCCCACCCCCCTTTTTGATGCGGATGCCCATAGGTTCATTGCTTTTTGAAAATTTTTGTAATATTTAGAATCAATGAGTAATGTACCATTGAACATTCCTGAAGATAAACTGAAGGAGTACGCTCGCCTTTTACAGAGACAGAACCAGTTCAGCTCGTCCGATCTCGCGAGAAAGGACTTTATGCACTACTGTAAATCGGTATGGCCTGAATTCATAGAGGGCAAACATCATAAGATAATGGCACAGAAATTCAATGCCCTAGCTACAGGTAAGATAAAAAGGTTAATTGTCAATATGCCGCCACGACATACGAAGTCGGAGTATGCGAGTTATTTATTGCCGAGTTGGTTAATGGGTTTGAATCCAAAGTTAAAGGTTATACAAGCTACGCACACAGGCGAGTTGGCCGTTCGATTTGGACGTAAGGTGCGTAATTTGATGAACTCTAACGATTATTCGTTGGTTTTCCCCGAGGTGAAGTTGCGGCAGGACAGTTCTGCGGCAGGTAGATGGGATACTTATCAAGGTGGTGAATATTTTGCGGCAGGTGTTGGTGGTGCAATAACAGGTCGTGGTGCGGACCTTATGATAATTGACGACCCCCATTCCGAACAAGATGCCCTAAGTCCAGCGGCAATGGAAAATGCTTATGAATGGTATACAAGTGGTCCAAGACAAAGACTTCAGCCTGGAGGAGCTATTGTAATTGTTATGACGCGATGGTCCGAGATCGATTTGACAGGTAAACTGTTAAAGCAACAGGCTCGCGATATATTGGCTGACCAATGGGAGGTTGTTGAGTTTCCTGCGTTGTTGGACGACGAAAAGGTGTTATGGCCAGAGTTTTGGAAAAAGGAAGAACTGTTAAAGGTGAAGGCTTCGTTGTCGGTTGGCAAGTGGGAGGCTCAGTGGCAACAGAATCCAACATCCGAAACGAGTGCTATTTTAAAGCGGGACTGGTGGCAAATGTGGAAAAAGAAAGATATACCCCCACTAAGTTATGTGATGCAAAGTTATGACACTGCATATAGCAAACAGACAACCGCTGACTATAGTGCTATAACAACGTGGGGAGTTTTTTATCCCGAGGAAGGTGGACCTCCGAACATAATTCTTTGCGATGCCCGACGTGGTAGGTGGGACTTCCCCGAGTTACGACGTGTAGCTATGGAGGAATACGATTACTGGGATCCCGAATGTGTGTTAATTGAAGCTAAAGCGAGCGGAATGCCATTGACCCAAGAACTACGGCAAATGGGTATTCCAATACAGAACTATAGTCCAAGTCGGGGGAACGATAAGTTCACTCGTGTGAATTCAGTTGCACCTTTACTAGAAAGTGGGTTAGTATGGACGCCAGATACAAGATGGGCAGAAGAGGTGATAGAAGAATGTGCGGCATTTCCAGCAGGGGAGAACGATGACTACGTTGACACCGTTACACAAGCGTTACGACGATTCCGCGAAGGTGGTTTCATTCAACACCCAGAAGATTATAAGGAAATTGCGAACTCACCGCCAAGAGCACAAGCGTATTATGGATAACTTTACCAGACTGAGGAGCTTAGATGGCTACACGAAAAAATAGTCCCTATAACCAAATAGAACGAGAGTTTACATTGGTCGGTCGGCCTCTGCCCTCTGACGAATTAGAAGTAGAAATGCCACAAGAAACTCCAATGGATATGGAGGGAATGGAAATTACACCTTTAGAAGATGGTGGTGTGCAGTTGGGACCTCCTGAAGAAGATGCCGCTCCTGATACTTCTTTTACGGCTAATTTAGCAATAAATATGTCCGATGACGAGCTTGCAGGTATTTCCAGTATGGTTTTGGAAAAAGTTGAAGAGGATAAAAACTCACGCTCCGACTGGATGTCTACCTACACTAAAGGATTGGAACTTTTAGGCCTCAAGTACGAAAACCGCACCGAACCTTTTAGCGGAGCTACAGGTGTAATACACCCTATGCTGAACGAAGCCGTTAGTCAATTCCAAAGTCAAGCCTATAAAGAGCTGTTACCTCCAAGTGGACCAGTGCGTACACAAGTAATGGGCGATACTACCCCAGATTTGGAAAAACAGGCCAATCGTGTAAAAGAATTCATGAATTATCAGCTAGTACACGTCATGGAAGAGTACGATTCTGAATTTGACCAGATGTTGTATTACTTAGGTTTGTGCGGAAGTGCCTTCAAAAAGGTGTATTTAGACCCACAACTCAACAGGCAGGTGAGTAAATTTGTACAAGCCGAAGATTTACTTGTGCCTTTTAACGCTGTGGACATAACTTCTACCGAAAGAGCCACACATATTATAAAAATGTCACCAAATGAGTTACGCAAGCTCCAAATTAGTGGTTTTTACTCTGATATAGACATAAAAGGTGGCGATTTTGAGCAAAGTGAGCTCCAAGATGTAAAAGAAGATTTAACTGGTATAGAAAAATCAGGTAATAATGAAGAAATCACCCTTTATGAGTGCCATTGTTTCCTTGATTTAGAAGACCACCCTGATACAGACGAGTCTGGTGAGCCTACAGGAATCAAGTTACCCTATATTGTTACAGTTTCGGCTGATTCTAATGAAGTTTTGGCAATTTACCGTAATTTTATAGAAGCTGACCCCCAAAAAGAGCGTCAACAATATTTTGTACACTATATGTTTACTCCTGGACTTGGATTTTATGGCAATGGCCTTATTCATTTGTTAGGTAATCTGTCCCGTACTGCAACGGCTAACTTACGACAGCTCGTTGACAGCGGAACTTTGGCAAATATGCCTGCAGGATTCAAGGCAAGAGGATTGCGTATTCGAGATGACGATCAGCCACTCCAGCCTGGAGAATGGCGGGACGTTGACGTTGTTGGAACAGAGCTTCGAGGTTCTTTATTACCACTCCCTTATAAAGAGCCAAGTGGAACTTTGTTCCAACTCTTAGGCTTTGTAGTTCAGTCTGCCCAAAAATTTGTAGGAACAACTGATATAGGTACTGGTAATATACAAAATACCGAAATGCCTGTAGGTACGACTGTAGCATTGTTAGAACGTGGAAGCCGTATAATGTCGGCTGTACATAAACGCTTGTATAATAGCATGAAGCAGGAGTTCAAACTGCTTTCTAATATTATAGCTATGGATCCTAGCGAGTACCCTTATAACATAACCGAAGCTACACAGGGTTTAAAACAAAAAGACTTTGATGGTAGAATAGACATAATTCCCATTGCGAATCCCAACATATTTAGTATGTCGCAAAGGGTGAGTCTTGCTCAGGAACAGCTTAAATTAGCTCAAGCTCAACCTGATATGCACAATATGTATGAAGCATACCGTCGTATGTATAGTGCATTGAATATTGACAATATTGAACAGATCCTTCCTCCCCAAACTCCACCACAACCTTTAGACCCCATAAAGGAAAACGGTGCTGTTCAATTAGCGTTAATAGGGAAACAGCAACTTCAGGCTTTTCCTGAGCAAAATCATGATGCTCATATGCAAACACATTTAGCGTATATGGGTAGCTCTGTCATCCGTGGAAATATTCAGGCAATGCAAATATTGCAAACGCACATTTTTGACCATATATCTTTAAAGGCACAACAAATGGCACAGCAAGAAATGGCACAACAGCAACAACCAGAACAGCCACAGATGATGGGAATACAACAACAACCACAAATGCAACAAGGCCAAATGGAAGCTCGAGTCGCAGAAATACAAGCACAATTAATGGCTGAGTATTTACAACAAGAAGCTCAAATAACAGGTTCACAACAGCAAGACCCACTTGTAGATTTAAAAGAGCGTGAGTTGGATTTACGTCAACAAGACCAAGCACAAAAAGCACAGCAAGAGCAAATGGAGTTAGCTTTTGACAAACAGCGAGCCGCAGAGCAAATTGCAGTTCAACGTGAGCGTATTGATAGCACCGAAGACATTGCACAAATGCGTGCAGAAATAGCTAGACAACGAACAGCCAACAAAGGAGGATCCGATGGCAGGTGAAAAATCAACTTCAAAACGATTTCCTGGAAATCTCAATAAGAAAGAGCTTGAGCTTATTAAAAAGAACCAACCAAATAAACCAAAATCCAAAATTAATTGGAAAAGTAGAGTAGGTAGAGGCAAACCGTCTCAACCTAAAGGTAGTGCTCCCCCTAAAGGTATGCCGAAGAAAAAAATTAGAAAAGGAACTACTTATGGCAAGAGGTAAAAGTAAAGATACTCGTATTCGGGATCTTATGAATATATTAGAAAGTCTCGACCCTGCTAACCCTGACAACGAAGATCAAATAAGGTTAATTACTGATGAGTTATCTCTCATGAGAGAAGGTTCAGGTGGGCGAATGATTAAATTGGCTCATGGAGGGTCAGTTTCATTTGAAGATAGCGGAAGAAGCAAAACTCGTGGGAGCGGAGCCGCAACGCAAGGTAATACACACAAGTTATCATGACACAAAAAACATTTAAAAGTAAAGCCGCCAAAGAGTTTGCATCACAATTAGACGTTAACGGTGATAACGAAATAGACGACTTAGAAATCATGGAGCGTAAAATACGTTTGGAAAACGATAATGCCAAACAAGATCAACAACGCTACATGGTTTGGTTTAGTGCTATATCTGTTACGGCTTATATTGCTGTGCTCATGACCGATCTTGTTCCTTTAGACAGGTTAGATCATTTAAGTAGTATTGGTAGCACTTGGGTATTGTCTAATATGGGTGTTATTGGTGCATTTATTGCGAGTAGTGCATTTGTAAGAAATGGAAAAGGTTAACTTTCAGTCTATTGCATTGGGAGTGTACTTATTCATATGTTTGTTTGATTTTGTAATTGTTCCTGTATGGTATGGAGTAAATAGACCAGAAATAGCAAGTTTTATAGATACGATGAACACAATGAAAGATACTCAACTTCAGATGGAGTTAATGCGTAAAATGACAGATCACCATAATCCATACACTTTGATGGGAGGAGGTTTGTTCCATTTAAGTTTCGGTGCTATATTGACAGGAAGTGTTCTAAATAGAAAGAAGGAAAGCTAATGTACGAATACGCAGTAAAACAAATAGTTAAAGTAGTTGATGGTGATACAGTAGATATTATAATTGATTTAGGTTTTGACTTGTCCAAAAAAGAACGAGTACGATTGGCAGGTATTGATACACCTGAAAGCCGAACACGGGATTTAGAAGAGAAAAAACTAGGGCTTGAAGCTAAAGAGTTTTTAGAGCGGAGGCTTATGGAGTGTGCAAAATTAATTGTAAAAACAGAAAAAGACGGTAAATACGGACGTATGTTGGGTTGGTTTTATTGTTCCCAGATAAATATAAATACTGAAATGGTAGAGCGTGGTTACGCATGGGAATATGACGGTGGCAAAAAAGAAAAAAATTTACAAGATTTATTAAATAAAAGGGGAGTGAATATTTGAGTATAATAAATACATTAGTTGGTCCTGTTACTGGTATTTTAGATAAGTTTATTGAAGATAAAGATCAGAAAGCGGCACTGGCACACGAAATAGCTACTATGAGTGAAAAACACGCTCAACAGTTAGCTATGTCGCAGATTGAAGTGAACAAAGCAGAAGCCGCATCGGGTAGTATATTTAAAGGTGGTTGGAGACCCTTCATTGGCTGGGTTTGTGGCTTGGCTTTTGCTTATCATTTCATTCTGCAACCCATTTTAGTTTTTGTGTTTGCGGCCACAGGAGCTAGTTTACCTGAGCTACCTGAATTTGATATGGGTACATTACTTCCTGTTCTTGGGGGAATGCTTGGTATTGGTGGGTTACGAACATACGAGAAACAGAGAGGGTTAACAAAATGAGCTTAGTTGAAAATATAAACAAACGTAAAAAAGCAGGAACAAGTCGTTCTAGGAAAAAAAGTACGATAGATCCAAAAGCATACAAAGCTATGCAAGCAGGATGGCCAAAGAAAAATAAAAAGAAAAAATAATTATGTCTGATCTTTACATTCACGAAAAATTGTTTAAAGTGATCGGCGAACGGCAAAGTCAAATCAAATCACAGATAACTGAAGGTGTTGTTGATGACTTTTCTGCGTTCAAGGAACTGCGAGCACGTCTTGCGGAACTTGCATTTATCAAACAGGAGCTTCAAGCCCTGCTAAAGAAAGTAGAATATGACTAAAACATTATACGTTCCTGATCATTACGTTAAATCAGAATCTAAAAAACAAACTTCCGAACCAGACATAACCAATTATGACAAACTTCCTGAGCCTACAGGTTGGAGAGTTCTTATTCTTCCATTTAAAGGCAAAAAGAAAACACAGGGAGGATTGCATTTACCAGATGAAGTTGTAGATCGTGAAGGATTAGCAACAGTTTGTGGTTATGTTTTAAAACTAGGACCAATGGCTTACAAAGACCCTGACAAATTTGGAATAGCTCCATGGTGTCAACAAGGTGACTGGGTTATTTTCGGCCGATACGCAGGAAGCCGTTTTAAAATAGAAGGTGGAGAAGTGCGATTATTGAATGATGATGAGATACTCGCAAAAATAAGCAACCCTGAAGATATATTACATACATAACGGAGAAGGTTATGCCAGAAGCACAAAAAATAGAAGAAGAACTCGAAGTTGAAATTGAGGAAACCCCTCAAGAAGAAGAAGTTAAAGAAGAAGCAAAAGCTGAACCTACAAAAGACGAAGTTAATTCAGAGTCTGGAGCAGAAGAAGATGATTTAGAGGGTTACAGTGATAAAGTTAAAAAGCGTATAGAAAAACTCACTTATAAAATGCGTGAAGCTGAACGTAGAGAGCAAGCCGCTACACAATATGCTCAATCTATTAAACAAGAAAACGAAGACTTAAAAGCTCGAACTGATAAAATAGATGAGTCTTATGTGAATGAATATGACCAAAGGGTTACTAACGAAGAAGCCACGTTAAAGAGGCAACTTCAAGATGCAATTAATGAAGGTAATGTTGATGCACAAGTTACTGCACAAAAATCATTGGCTAGATTAGCCATTGAAGAAGAAAGACTTAAACTTGCTAAACAAGACCTTGAAAAACGCAAAAATGGTCAGGCAGAACAACCCCAACAACAAATGACACAAAAAGAAAGCATTGAAGCCGCTAAACAACAAGACCCTAAGTTAAAGTCTTGGACAGAAAAAAATATTTGGTTTGGGGATGATGAACCTATGACTCTTACCGCTTTTAGTATCCATAACAAATTAAGAATGGAAGGGTACACAGGCACAGAAGATATTTATTATGAAGAATTAGATAAACGTATGCGGGAAGAATGGCCACATAAGTTTACTGATGTTGAGAGCACTCCCGCTCCAACTAGAACCCCTGTAGCTCCTGCAACTCGTACTGCAAGTGGCTCAGCAAAGAAAAATAAAATCACTTTAACGAAATCTCAGGTTGCAATCGCTGATAAACTTGGTGTAAGCTACACCGAATATGCGAAACAACTTGAAAAACTTCGTGTAAATTAATCGTGAAGGAGTAGATCATGGTAGATCGTACCACACGCACTGAACAATCTCGTGAGAAAAACTCACGCAGGAAACCTTGGATTCCACCGTCGACACTAGACGCACCAGACCCCCCAGAAGGATATACTCATCGTTGGATTCGTGAATCAGTCATGGGCAATGATGATAAAAAGAACCTTTCTGCTCGGCTACGCGAAGGCTTTGATTTAGTTCGTGCCGATGAGTACCCCGATTTTGAAGCTCCCACTGTTAACGATGGTAAACACGCAGGAGTCATAGGAGTTGGAGGATTACTTTTAGCTCGTTTCCCAATTGAGTCTAAAAAAGAGCGTGATGCTTATTTTCAGGGTAAAACCGATGAGCAGATGACCGCTGTTGATAATGATTTAATGAGAGAAGAGCATAGTTCAATGCCTATTTTGAAACCAGATAGGCAGTCTCGTGTAACATTCGGAGCTAAAGGTGGCTCTGATAATTAAAATAAGGATCTAATTTTATGGCAAATCTTGACGCATCTTTTGGACTACGTCCATACAAAATGCTCGGGGAAGGCAGTAATAACAGCAGTCTTATGACGTTCAAGATCCAGTTGACAGGAACAGCAGGTACAAGTTCAGTGATTTACGAAGGAACACCTGTTATACCCCTTGCAAATGGTCTTGTAGATATCGTCGGTGCGGCCGCTGGAGGCACTGTACCTCTCTTGGGAGCTTTCATGGGTTGTAATTATACTGACACCGATGGGAAACCCCGATGGGCGAATAAATGGCCTGGAACTTCTTCGGTCAAGGCTTCTACTGAAGCAACCTGTGTTATTGCGGCAAACCCTGAACAGTTATTTTTAATTAACTGTGATGCGGCCGCTACTGATGCGGGAATTCACGCAAACGCTAATTTTGCAACAGCAACTTCTGGTAATGCAACGACTGGTAAGTCAACAGCAGAACTTGCAGTTTCTACTCTAGCAACAACGAATACGCTTAATATGCGTGTTATTGGTTTTGAGGATTCACCTTCAAACGATGATGCTACTGCGGCAGGACGTCTAGCGATTGTAATGTTAACCAACCACTTCTACCGTTATAGTCAAAACGGTACGATAGCAGGTATATAGAGAGGGTTTGAATAATGGCAATTTCTAGAAGTCAATTAATGAAAGAGCTTGAGCCTGGACTTAACGCTCTCTTCGGCATGGAGTACGACAGGTACGACAATGAACACGCTGAAATCTACGAAACCGAGAATTCTGATCGAGCTTTCGAAGAGGAAGTAATGTTGTCGGGTTTTGGGCAAGCTCCAACAAAAGGTGAAGGTGCGGCTGTTTCATTCGATTCAGCAAATGAAGCGTTCACTGCTCGTTACACACACGAAACCATAGCACTTGCTTTTGCGATTACTGAGGAAGCAGTAGAGGACAACCTTTACGACAAACTCAGCAGTCGTTACACTCGTGCATTGGCCAGATCTATGTCTAACACTAAACAAGTAAAAGCGGCCGCTACGCTAAACAATGCTTTTAGTAGTTCTTTTACTTTTGGTGATGGCAAAGAATTGTGTGCAACTGATCACCCAACTACTGGAGGTGGAACTTTCAAAAATGAACTATCAACATCAGCAGACTTGAATGAAACTTCACTCGAGCAAGCTCTTATTGATATCTCAGCGTTTATTGATGAAAGAGGTTTAAAAATTGCATTGCGAGGAATGAAAATGATTATTCCACCTGCATTGCAGTTTGTAGCTGAAAGGCTTATGGCTTCCAACTTGAGAGTAGGAACATCAGACAATGATGTGAATGCTGTAAGAAACATGGGAATGTTACCTGATGGTTATGTAGTAAACCATTTCTTAACTGATACAGATGCGTTTTTCATTAAAACAGACGCACCTAATGGTTTTAAGCATTTTGTTAGAACAGCTATCCAAAACAACATGGAAGGCGATTTTGACACAGGTAATGTGCGGTATAAAGCTCGTGAGCGTTATAGCTTTGGAGTATCTGACCCACGATGTGTATTTGGTTCTCCTGGAGCTTAATATTAAAATTAATGAATTTTTTAGAGGGCGGCTAAAGTCGCCCTTTATTTTTTATAAATACTTGTTATAATAGTTTATCCCTGACAGTCACATGGTGTGACTGACATTTGCCAAGACAGGAGAATGACATGGCTAATTCAACTTTTTCAGGTCCAGTAAGATCTGAGGGCGGCTTTAAAGTCGTTTCTAAAAACAGTTCCACAGGTGCTATCACTGATGTAGCTACTATTGCTTCTACAGGAATTGTTACTAACAAATATGTAAAGCACGTCGGTCTTGTTACAGGAGTGACAGTAAACACTACTGCAGGAGACAGTCCTGCAATCGGTGAATTCACACAACCTGCGAACACGATCATTACGGATATTAAAATATTTTGTGCTACTGCACCTGTTATTGGAACAGGCGACATTGGGTATGAGGTAGGTACTTCTAGCTCGGGAGCACAGATAGTTGCGGCTCAAACAGATGAAATACTTGACGGTGGTACAACTGTTGTTCTTGGTAACGTCACATTAACCTCATTGGTTACTCAGACTCAAGATGCAACAACTGCTCCTGCTTCTGTGCAATATGCTTCTGCTGAAAGAACTATTTATTGTAATATTACAAATACTGTAGATGCTACTACCGCAGGTTCTTTTACTTTCATAATAGAGTATGTACAGATCGCATAATCATGGGGGAGAAATCCCCCTTTATAAGGAGGTTTAAATGGCTGATGCAGTAACAAGTCAAACACTTCACGATGGTGACAGAAAAGTTGTAATGAAATTTACAAACATTAGTGATGGCTCAGGTGAAAGTGCTGTAGCTAAAGTTGATGTAAGTGCGTTATCTTCTCTTCCTGATGGTACAGCTTGTTCAGGTGTGACTATAGAAGAAATATGGTGGCAATGTATAGGTATGAAAGTTAGTCTTTTTTGGGATGCTACTTCTAATGTTATAATAATGCAATTAGGAGAAAACCAATCTGGCCATCATGACTATAGAGATTTTGGGGGACTTAGCAATAACTCAGGAAGTGGCAAAACTGGTGATGTTTTGTTTACAACAGTAGGTCACTCTAGTGCAGATACTTATAGTATAATTTTGTCAATGCGTAAAAACTACGGTTAATAATGGCTACAACAGCAGATGTAAAAAGAACTTCTTCAGGTAGGATAACCTATAGAGGTGAAAGTTTTCCAGGATTTAATAAACCAAAACGAACTCCTGGAGGACCAAAAAAATCTGCTGTGTTAGCTAAAAAAGGAAAGAATATAAAATTAGTACGATTTGGTGATCCTAATATGAGTATTAAAAAAGATCAACCTGGAAGAAGAAAAAGTTTTAGAGCTCGCCATAATTGTGATACTGCTAAAGATAAATTTTCGGCGAGGTATTGGTCATGCAAGGCTTGGTAGATGGCTATAACTCGTTCGCAAATGAAACAACAAATAGAGAAAGGAAATAAAATGCCTAAAGTTGGTGGAAAACATTTTTCATATGATAAAAAAGGTAAAGCGGCCGCTAAAAAGATGGCTGAAAAAACTGGTCAAACTATCCAGTATAAAGCAGGAGGCGGTTATATGATGAAAAAAATGAGAACGGGAGGCTCTGCTAATAGTAAATCTGTTAGAGGTCCTTGTTCATAAGGAGTAAATAATGGCTTTATCTAGTTCAACAGATTTTGAACCTGATGTTTCTGAGTATATTGAGGAAGCATTTGAAAGATGTGGCTTAGAGATACGCACAGGGTATGATTTAAAATCAGCAAAACGTTCTTTGAACCTTTTGTTTGCAGAATGGGCAAATAGAGGTTTAAACAGGTGGACAATAGAACAAAGCACTTTGTCTATTACTTCTGGTACAAATAGTTATTCTTTAGGTGCAGACACCATTGATATATTGAGTGCTGTTATAAGAACAGGCACAGGTACTAACCAAAATGATCAACAAATAACTAGAGTTAGTAGAGATACTTACCTAAACATACCAAGTAAAAATTCTACAGGAAAGCCTAGCCAATGGTATGTGGATAGACAGATAGCTCCTACTGTAAAGTTATGGCCAACTCCCGATGACAGTTACACTCTTGTCTATGATAGACTTACTCGTATGAATGATGCAGACACATACATAAATACTTTAGAAGTTCCTTTTAGGTTTTATCCTTGTTTAACTGCAGGATTAGCTTATTATATTTCCATGAAAAGAGCTCCTGATCGTATGCAAATGTTAAAGTCTGTGTACGAAGAAGAGTTTAACCGTGCGGCTTTTGAAGATGTCGATAGAGCTAATTTAAGTTTAGTGCCTAGAAGAGATTATTATGGGTTTAATTAATGGCATATGCTACAGGAAAATATTCACAAGCCGAATGTGATCGTTGTGGTTTTGTGTATCCTTATAATAGGCTTCAGTTAGAGTGGACTAATCTTAAAGTTTGTCCTGAATGTTTTGAATCTAAAGAGCCACAACTAGAACCTCAACAATTAGGTACAGATAAAATAGCACTGTTTGAGCCTAGAGTGCAAAAAGGGTTAGCGGAATCTAGAAGGTTAGGTTCTTTTAATCCTGTAGGTAGTCGTATAGGTAGTCCTTACGATTTAGATATTACCGCAGAGGTTGGCTCTGTCACAATAACAACAACGAGTAGTTAATTATGTCATGGACTTTTGCAACATTAAAAACAGCAATACAAGATTATACTGATAACACAGAAACAACTTTTGTGAGTCATCTTAGTGATTTTATTAAAACCGCTGAGGAGCGTATATTTAAATCTATAGATTTAGAATTTTTTAGAAAAAACTCAACAGTGTCTATGACTTCTGGAAATCAATTTCTTGCAGTTCCTCCTGATTTTTTATCTGTTTTAAGCATGAGGATTACTAAAGATAGTTCTAAAATTTTTTTAGACCATAAAGATTTAAACTATATAGAAACATTTAATCCTAATTCTTCTACTACAGGAACACCTAGATATTATTCAATTTTTGATAAAGACAGTTTTATTATAGCACCCACACCAGATGCCGCTTATGTTACAAGTGTTTCTTATTATTACAGACCAACTAGCCTTACTGCAGGATCTGATAGTGGTACAACTTGGTTAAGCACAAATGCTCCTAACACAATGTTGTATGGTTCGTTAGTTGAAGCATACACCTTTATGAAAGGCGAACCAGATATGATGAAACAATATAATGATAGATTTATGGAGTCTCTTTCTAGAATGAAAGATTATGCAGAGGCTAGAGAAAACACTGACGCTTACAGAAGGGGTTTACCAGATAGACCAAGAACATGAGAGTAGCAATAATAGGATTAGGTGGCAGTTATGCTGACTATATAGCGGCCAGAATAAGATCAGAAAAATTTGATGAAGTTTGGGGGATTAATTGTATTGGTGCAATAATTCATGTGGACAAGACTTTTATGATGGATCCTGTATCCCGTTTTTTAGATACGGATAATGCAGGATTGCAAACAGGCATAGCCAATGAATTTCTTGAAAAGAACAAAAATCCTATTTACACTTGCCAACTGGATAAAAGAGTCAAAAATCTTAAACTATATCCACTCGAAAAGGTCATTAAATCTACCAATCTTTGTTATTTTAACAACACTGTACCTTACGCTATTGCTTATGCTATATATCGTAATGTCTCTTCTATTTGCCTTTATGGGATAGATTATACATATAAAGACAATATTTATATGGCAGAGTCTGGCAGAGCCTGTACTGAGTTTTGGTGTGCTATGGCTGTGGCTAAAGACATAAAAGTGGAAATTGCTCATAGGTCTGGTTTGTTAGACACCAACGTACCAGATAACGAAAAGTTGTACGGATATCATAGGCTAAAAGATCCTTTAGTTCAACAGTTTAATGAAAAAGGACTTTTAATTACAAAACAGTCTGAAATTGCTCCACCTGAGCCGATAGACAATAAGCCTATACTTTTTGGAAGACATGATTTACAAAAAACAAATGGAGTAGACAATCATGTTTCATATTAATGTTGCAGACATAGGAAATGTAAAAGTAAATACATCACAAAATGGTGGATTTTCTAGCGATCAAATTGCAGATATGGCTACGGATAAGATAGTATTTGTGGCAGACAACGCTCCTCCTGCTATACAAGAACAAGCTCGTTTGTTTGCGGATCGTGTAAGAAATCTTCTTAGAGGATATGTTGATTTGGCAAAAAGGGAAGAGCGTGCTACAATTATACAAGTAATTGAACAAACTGGTAACAAGGAACTTGCTAATATTATAAGGAGGTTATAATGGCAATAACACAAGCAATGTGTACATCTTTTAAAAAAGAACTTTTAGAAGGAGTTCATAATTTTAAAAATTCTGGAGGAGATACTTTTAAACTTGCTTTATACGCAGAAGGTGGTGGTGGTAAATCAAGCACTACTGCGACATTAGGAGCCGCAACGACCGCGTATACTACCACTGGTGAAGTGGCAAATAGTGGCTCTTATACTGCGGCAGGAGGCAGTCTTACAAGAGTTGATCCCAGTTCAAGTGGAACTACAGGGTTTACTGATTTTGCAGACATAAGTTTTACTACAGCTACTATTACGGCTATGGGAGCATTGATTCATAATTCTTCAGACAGTAATAAAGCGGTGGCTGTGTTAGACTTCACAAGTAACAAAACTTCAACAGCAGGAACGTTCACTGTAACATTTCCAGCGGCAGATGCTTCTAATGCTATAATACGGATTGCGTAATGGCTCATGTCGTTGCTGATC